ACGAAGATAACGCTGTCAACGGTAACCTTTTAATTAATTTAAAACCAGAGCTGTTACGTGTAGGTACGGATTCAGTACAAAAACTACACCAAAGTGTTCAAACTAAAGCACGCGCTAAAGAGGCACGCGACCTAGCAGATCAACGCTGGGACGATGGAATTAACCTACTGGATCAAAACCCTACTCAGTTTTTAGATAACGCTCCAACTGTTTTCCAGACACATAGTAGTGACTTTGGTTATAAAGCAGCGTTGGAGCAATATGAAAGCAATTACACTAAACGCAAGCCCAACGGTGAGTTTATGTTCACTGTTGAACAGCTTGCTCAAGCTGATCTAAAAAGTAACGGTAAAGGGTTTGCTGAGGAATGGCCAGCTCGACATGCAGAAGGTTTAGCTGCTAGAGCTAATGCTGATGACCAATACAGGCAAGCTGAAATTCAAAGGGATAAAATGGCTTATCAAGAAGCTGTTTTAAACTATGAAAAAGAGTTTGCAGAAAACCCAACTAAAGCAGTTGCTGAAACAGGGCGGGAAATGTTTATCGAGCGTTACGGTAAAGAGCCTCCTATAATTGCAAAACAGTTAGCTAGCTATACACTTGAAGCACGGGCAAAGGCAAAACAAATTGAAGCCCTTGAGTCTATTCCTGATGGATTTATCCGTCAAGAAGATGTAGATGCTTTGTCTTATCTTGACCTTAATGCAGGACGAGCTTTAGCAGCACGTTTTGCTGATCAAGAACGTAAGTACAAAAAGGGTATTTTTAAAGATCAATCTGATTCTTTTAAAACTGTTGCAAATGGTGTAACATCTTTTGGTAGTCAAAAACCAAACACACCAGCTAGTGTTTTCTTACAGCAAGAAATGCGTGCTGAATACCGTCGTAGGGTAGACCAAGCTGTTGCCGGTGGGGCTGATTTTAACACTGCTGCTAATACAATTGCTCAACAATTATCAGCTGAAGTAACTGCTGGTGCTAGAGATCCCAATAGTAAGTGGTACCGTAAACCTTCTAAACCTGGTGGTGCTGCTGACTTCCCTAACTTAAACACTGGCGCTGTATCAGCAATTGAACAATCAAAACGTAATTACAAAGCACTTGTTGATGCTATTGCTAAAGATGGGATGGAGAAAACCCTTGACACCGCTGGAAGCATTATAACTGCAGAAGAGGGTGCAGCAATCCTTCAAAACTATGGTAAACCTGGTTTTGTAATACCTACTGATGTACTAGCTGTGGCTGGTATGGGTAACGGCACTGATCCTTTCACCATTATTAACAGACAACTACGTGCTCTTAACTTGATTGAAATACAACCACCTCAAATTACTAATGATGTAAACGCTGAACTATCACCTGAATTACGTAAAGACCTTTATAATGCTATTGCTGGTCCTCAACAAAAACTTCGTGCATTGAGGCAAGGGTCTAGTAGAACTAGTGGTGATGTAAGTCCTTTCCGTAGTGCTGGTTCTATGCGTTCTGGTTCTCCTATGCGACGTACTGTAGGATCAAGACAAGAAAATGCTTTCATTCAAACCATTAGAACTGTCGAAGGTACTAGCGGACCTGATGGTTATAACACTGTTTATGGTGGTGCAGTTGTACCCCAACTAACTCAAATGACGTTGGGTGAATTGTATGATGCAATTAAACTTGGTGGAACAGATGCCATCCCTGCACGACTTGGTGGTGGTAAGATCCCATTTAAGAAAGACAAATACAATTCATCTGCTTCAGGTGCTTTACAGCTAATGCCTGAAACATTGCGGGGTTTAGTAGAAAATAGTGGTTATAGCTGGGATGATGTCTTTAGTCCTGAAACACAAGATCGAATGATGCTAGATCTTGCACGACAAGGTGGTGTTGATATTGAAAACATGAGCCCTGCACAAATGGAAAAGGCAGGTAATATTTGGGCAGGAGCTTCTCCCAGATATGGTCAGACTACTAGAACAGCATCTGATTCTTATAGTATTTATCAAAGCTTACTTCAACAATAAATTAAATTATGGCATACGATCCTTATGAGCAGTTCAGAGAGGATCCAGGTGAGATGGAGCTGTCTCCTGAGTTTAACGCTCAACTGCAGCTCCAACAACAAGCTGAAGAAGCAGCTGTACCTGAAGAACCTACTCCCACGGGAGGACAACCTGAACAACCTCAACCCCCTGCTCCTTCTACGGAAGAAGCTACCCCTGGTGAAACTATCACCTTTGCTAACGGTAAAACGTATGATAAAGCTGACATTGAATACCGCAATGGTATTCCTTTTGTCAAACCAGAAGCTAATGCTAAATATGGTGAAGGACAAGGAGACCCTGGTTATTTAGGGCAACCGCTTGAAGAAGCTTTACCTCAAGTTAAAGAACGTCTTAGTGCTCTTGGTCAAGGTATTTTTGATACTGGTATTGAGTTTCTTAACAAAATTCCTGGTGTTAACATCCGTAAACCTACTGACTTTGAAGATGAAGTTGCCCAATCAGTAAGGCAAATTTCTGCTGTTGTTGCACCTACTATTATGTTAGGTGCTGCTGGTAAAGCTGCTGGCGCTGCTGCTAACACACGTGTGGGCTGGTCTATTGGTAACAATAAATTTGTACAATGGTTAGGTGAACGTGGTGTTGAAGCTGCTGCTGGTACTATTGTTGGTGCTGTTAGTAGTGAATACACTGAAGATAACCTAAGTGGTACACTTAAAAAGTCATTCCCAAAAACATTCGACTTTATCCCTGATAGCATGGCTACTTTGGATGAAGATGATGAAGACACTAAACGGCAAAAAAATATCTACGAAGACTTAGGTATGGGTTTTGTTACAGACCTTGCTATCGGTTCTGTTCGTTTTGCTAATGCATTATTTAGTGCTAAAGGTGCTTTACGTAAATCAAACAAGTTAGTAGGTGAAACTAATGAAGCACGAGCATGGCTAAAACAAAACCAACCGATTGAAAAAGCTGTAGACCCTGAAGATGCTATTGTTCGTTCTGCTATTAAGCAAGAAGAAGCATTGGATGAGGTAGGTATGTATGGTTACATGCAAAATCCTAACCTTGATCAACCAATCAAAGGTGTCCATGACTTGTATGATTACACCGAGATTGGTGTACGTACTGTGGATGACTTTGGTGTCGTTGGTGCTGCTATTGATAGTGCACGCATTGCACGTAACTTAGATACTACCTATGGTCGTATTGGTAACATGATCTCTGAGCCTGCTATGAAGTATGCTCTTAGTAATGGTGATGCTGCACAAGACATTGTACTTGGTCTTGCTAATCAACTTAAGCAAGCTGGTCGTGTTGGTATGGAAGGTAATGGTTGGAAGGTAACGTTTGATGACGTACTAGATGCCAACGAAGATCTTGCCATCCAACTGTTTGACCCACGTATGAGTAAAGCAGATGTTCGTAAGGTACTTGAACCATTCATTACTCGTGATGAAACTGGTACAGAAATCCTTGCTGAAGGTGGTTTTGCTATGGCTGCTAGAGCTCTCCGTAGTTTCGGTGAAGAAGTCTCTAGTATGGATGTAGCACGAGCACAGTCCTTGCTTGCTGGAAGTCTTTCTGGAAGAATCTCAGACCTTTCTGAAGGTGCACGTCTGATGGCTGGTACTAGTGCTGTACGTGAAGCACAAGAAAAGATTATTGACATGATGCAATATGTCAGTCAATTGTCTGGTTCTGCTAAGTACTATAAGAACCGTAAGATGGGTCTAATCCAACAAATTCAAAATGGATTTAGAAACATCGAAGGTTATAACGAAGCTACTGTACTTGGTGCTGGTGAAACTGCCCGACGTATCTTTAAAGATTCTCAACGGTTTGCGTCTACTATGCGTCAAATTGCACAGAATCAACCACAATTAATGGATGAATTTTTATTTGCTTATGAACTTACTGATGGTAGTATTGATACCATTGTTAAGATGAATAAGTGGATTGATGAGCAAACCATTGATCTTGGTAAAGCTCTTATTAATCTAAACCCTGAAGTACAAAACAAAATCGTTGCTGGTGTTTGGTCTAACATTTATAATAGCATCCTTGGGCTTGGTACTAGTGTTAAAGCACTTGTTGGTAACATGGGTGGTATTATTGCACAACCCACTGCTCACTTTGCTGGTGCTTTGATGTCTTGGGATCTGAAAGCAATTCAACGTGGTTGGGTGGCTTATAGTTCAATTGGTGAAACACTTCAACGTGCTTTACCTTATGCTGGTGATGTATTCCTACGTGCTTCACGTGAACCTGATTCTGTACGTTCTGGTACACGTATTGATTTGTTAATGCAATCTGAGCGTGAGTTAGACTTCCTTAAGATGTCTGCACGTCGTCAAGCGGCAGAAGGTAATCCTGGTTTACAGTATATTGTAAATCAAATTGAACTTCTAAATGATCTTTCAAAGGATCCTGTATTGCGGTTTGGTCCTAATGCTATGACTGCAATGGATGGATTCACTGGTGTATTTAACGCAGCAGCTGAATCACGATTCCGTGCAATGGATGAGCTTATTGCATCTGGTAAGCCAATCACAAAAGAAAATGTTAAACCTGTTGCTAATAAATACTACAAGCAGATGTTTAACGATGATGGTTTGCTAAATGATAAAGCTGTTAAGTATTCTACAGATGAAATGGCACTTAACATCGACACACCGTTAGCTCAAGGTATTACTGATCTTACTAATATCTTACCTGGTGTTAAGCCATTTATGATGTTCCAAAATACCACTATTAATATTATTGATATTATGGGTAAGTATGGTCCTTGGACACCGTTCCAACGTGATGTCAATGAACTAGCTTATACACCTTTGATGGATCTACTTGCAGATGAAGATCGTGTAAACCAACTACTTAAAGCACGTAACATTGATGTTGAAAGCATGGATGTTATTGCTAAGCAAAATAAACTTGCTGATCTTAAGTACATGGCTAGGGGTCGTAAGGCTATTGGTGCTCTTGCTATGCTTGGTACTTATAACCTTGTGATGAATGATCGTATTACTGGTGATGGGTTTTACGACAAAGAAACTCAATTAGCTCGTGTTAAGAACTCTAATTGGAAACCACGTAGCATTAAAGGACTTGATGGTAAGTGGTATTCGTACGACCAACTTGGTCCTATTGCAGATTGGCTTGCTCTTTCGGCAAACATTGCTGATAACTTTGATAGTCTAGGTGAAGCAAAAATCGAAAACCTTAGCAATAAACTTGCTTTTATCATGAGTGCTGCTATTACCAACCGTACTACTTTATCTTCTATCAAACCTTTGATGGACATTACAAGTGGTAATGGTGCTGCTATTAGTAGGTGGACTGCTGGGTTTGTCAATAGTCTCGGACCTTTAGCTGCATTACGTGGTGATTTCTCACGTATTCTTAGTGAAGGTTTGCAAGAAGTTGAATCTGATTTCATGTCTCAACTTGAAAACCGTAACAGGTTTGTTGGTGCATTATTTGATAGTAATCGACAGCCCTTTATTTATAGCCCTGTTACTGGTAAGAAACCAAATGGTTATGGTTTTATGCAACGCCTTTGGAATGCTTACAGTCCTATTCAAGTTCATCCTGAACAGTCTCCTGAAGAAAAATTCTTACAAGAAATGGAGTTCGACGTTAATACAACGTTTAGAACTAAAGATGGTATTCGACTGCTTCCTGCTGAACGTTCTGAACTATTCCGTATGATGGGTGAACGTGGGTTCTTTAAAGAAG